GAAAGCGAACGCATTCGCGTCCGCCTTCAGCAAGACCGAGGTGAGTTGGTCGAGATCGCCGTAGTCCGCGAAGCTGGCATTCGCATCGGCGCGATCTTCAGCGCAAAACTAGCGGCATTGGTCAACGACGCTTCAGGCGCGTTGGCCGGACTCGACGAAGCAAGCTTGAGAAAGAAGTTGCACGAGCGCACGCAAGCGATCCTAGCCGAAATCCGAAATGAGCTTGAAAAGGTATGACAAAAAAAGAACTCTGGAAAATATACGCCAAGAGAAATCCATCATTCGACGGCGAAGGAATGATAACGCTGTCCGCCGCCGGTCTTCGAAAGATGTTTGAAACGACATGGGAAGTTGCCATGTATGATGGAGAAGAGGAGCCGACTTCTAAACAACCGCCGTCGGGGAACATTGACGCGCTCAAACAGATTTTTGGAATGCGATGAATCCACTAGCACAAGGCATCCGCGACGGCATCAAGCTGGCATTTGATGGCACGATTTTAGACTGGGCAAGCGACCACGTTAGTTTCCCTAACTCCGATCGCGCTTCGCGCTTCGATCCTTCTGTTGCGCCGTGGTTAAATGCGCCGCTGCTTGCGGCAAGTGATGACGAAACTACGCAGGTCTTTCTTCGCGCACCGACCGGAGGCGGCAAGACGACGATGATGGAAACTTTGGCCTGTTTCATTGTTGCACAGAAGCCTGGGCCTACGTTGTTCGTCGGACAGACTGACGACATGGTCAAGGACTGGACGGAGTCGCGCTTGCTTCCGATCTTCAACGAATGCCAGCCGGTCAAAGACTTGTTCCCAGAAGACCGCCATTCTCTCAGAAAAACGACCATTCTTTTCCCACATATGGTTCTCTTCGCAGGAGGCGCGAACATGACGAACTTGCAAGAAAAATCCATGCGCTACTGCATCGGCGACGAGGTTTGGCGGTGGAAAAGCGGGATGATAAAGGAACTCAAGGCGAGACATCACGACCGCTGGAACCGAAAGACGCTTCTCGTCTCGCAAGGATGGGACGCAGGACATGAAGCGGACGCCGAATGGGACAGCGGAACGCGAGAAGTGTGGGGCTGGACGTGTTCCCATTGTGGGAACTGGCAACGTTACTTGTTCGACCAGATCGAATATGTGACCGAGCGTGACGACAAGGGCGGCATCTTGTGGGACAAGGTGCAGGACTCGGTGCGAATGAAATGCGAGCATTGCGAAGCGCGATACAAAGACGACGCCAGCACTCGACGCAACCTTGCAAACAATGCAACGTATCGCGCACTCAATCCACATCCGGTGCGCGGTCATCGCTCGTTCGAGTATCCGGCCTACGCCGTATGGTGGATTCCGTGGTTTTCTATCGTCAAAGAGTGGATCGAAGCGAACGAGGCTAAGAGCAGCGGAAACCTAGAGCCGTTGAAACAATTTATCCAAAAGCGCAAGGCGCAGACTTGGCAGGATGAGGTGACGAGCGATCTGCCGGAGATCACGACCGGCGACTACGCCAAGGCGGAATACTTGGAAGGTCAAAAGATCGACGGCGAGCACCGGCGTTTTATGACCGTGGACAAACAACGCGATCACTTCTGGGCTGTTGTCCGCGCCTTCCGAGTTGACGGATCTTCGATGCTCTTGCATGAGTCGCGACCGCTGACGTGGGAGACGCTCGACGCCATCCAGCAGCAGTTTGATGTTGTGCCGAGATGCGTTGTGGTGGATGCCGGTTACGACACGCCGTTGGTCTACGAGCAATGCGCTCGACGAGGGTGGACGGCTTCGCACGGATCGGGGCAGGACGGCTTTTATCACATCGACGGAGGAAGGCGCACACGCCGATTTGTTTCCAAGATCGAGGGAGCGCAGGCCGGAAGCGACGGACTGAAGTGCGCGTATTTCTTTTTTTCCAACGAAGGGATCAAAGACAAGTTGGCTTCACTCCGCCAGGCTGACGCTGTGCCGAAATGGGAAGTTGCGCGGGACGTGTCGGATGACTACCGCAAGCAGATGTTGAGCGAGATGAAGAAGGACGTCACGAACTCCAAGACCAAACAAGTGGAGCAAAGATGGGTTCGCATCGGCGGCAGGCCAAACCATCTTTGGGACTGCGAGTGCATCGCGCTTGCGTCCGCGATGCTGGCAGGCGTCTTGCCGATAGGCGAGTGATCAATTTCGTGGCGTTACGAAAATGATCGAGGCAAAAAATAATTTTATTTTTTTCTTTTCAAAAATTAAAAAAGAGAAGATATTCAAAACATCGAAAGGCAAGAAGCCGGACGAAGAAAACCTAAAAAGAAAAAACAAAATGAAAAACGAAATAACTCAAATGGCAAAAGTAGTCGGACTTGATGGTGCAAAACTAAAAGTCCTTTTCACAACTAAACTCCCAGGAATGGTTCAAGTTTTTAAAGCTCATGGGTATGAGTTTATTGGTTTTAATCGGAGTGAATATTGCCGCGCTGAACTTTATGAGCTTCCTAAATTTCGGGGTCTAGTTGGCCCTATGGGTGGTGATGATGGTATTATTATGTATGAGACGGATGCCGCATATATTGATATATCGTCAGATATTTCTTAATTCGCCAACGGGCGCGGGTTCAATCCCCGCGCCTTTTCTTTATATATGAACAAACAAGAACAGCAAGAATACAGAAAAGAACTTTCGGAACTTCGCCGTCATTGTAATTGGGGTATACGCATTGGAGTTTTGGCGGTTCTTATCAATGCCTTCAATATGTATTTAGCGTGGTATAAAGTCTTATGACTTTAGAGCAAAGTCTTATGATGCCATACGACATTGTCTTTTTTGACATATCTTCCAAGACACTTCCCGTCACGCCATCTGGCTGGCTTGCCATGCGCAACAGACATTCTGAATCGACAGATGAAGCCTAGGGACGCCTAGGCGTAGGGTTATTTTTTTGACATCGCCAACATTTAAATGGCGATGAACAAATCATTCTTCGGTCTCCCGCTTGCAACCTTGCAAGAATTGCAGACCGATTTCACGGCTTGCTTGAAAGCAATCGCCATTGCCGGCGCGTCTTACAGCATCGCAGGCCGCTCGTTTACTCGCGCCAATCTTGCCGAGGTCGCGCAGACGATAAAAGAATTGCAAGCCGCTATTGACAACGCCAGCGGAAATAGGGTAAGACGTTTCACGCCGACATTTCCGACGCAACGACCATGACTCAAGACATCATCACCAAGGCCATTTCGTTCGTCTCTCCTAAAGCCGCTCTGGATCGGATGGTCAACCAGGCGAAGCTTCGAAACTTCGGACGTTTCGACTCCGCATTGACTTCTGAAAAGCGCGGGATCAGCCGTGGCGTTAGCGGTGGCGAAGACACGGCAGGAACTCGCGAACGCTTCGCGCTCATCCGTGCCGCTCGCGATCTCGCAGACAACTTTCCGCCTGTCCGTTCTCTGCTTTTAAAATTTGCGACCTACGTTTCTGGGCGCATCGCTTATCAAGCCCGCACCGGCAACCGCGAAGCGGATACAGCCATCGAAAGATACTGGCAGAAATGGTGCAACGACTGCGATTTTCTTGGCCGTCATAACTTTACAACGCTCCTGCAACTCGCGGTCACGGCAATGCTTCGCGACGGCGACTGCGGATTCATTATTGTTCGCGACAAAGAAGATTTAAAATTGCAGAGCGTGGAAGCCGACCGCATCGGATCACCTTACGACCGCACGGACACGGATAAATACATCGGTGGCATCAATGTTGACGACTATGGAAGACCCATTTCATATACTATTTTCACGCGTACTATCAACAACCAGTATATTTCTCCTGTTGATATTGTTGCAAAAGAGTTTATCCACCTATTCGACGCAGCGCGACTTGATGAATATCGCGGGCGGTCTGCTTTCGCTACTGCGTTAAACGCAACGCGCGATCTCCAAGAAGCGATCAAGGCCGAGGTGCAAGCGATCAAATACGCTAGCTATCAGAGCGGCGTCATTACTACCGAGAGTGGGGCCGCTGACGCTGGCGATTACTTTGCACGGGGCAACTCGAACGATCAAGGGCAGGTCGCACGCCTTCAGTCGCTCGATCCTGGCACGGTCAACTATCTATCCGCAGGCGAAAAGATGGAAATGTTCAAGTCGGACAGACCGACCGGAGCATTCGGAGAATTTATTCGCTTGGTTCAAGCGCACATTTGCATGGCAGTCGGCTTGCCCTACGGCTTCGCGTTCGACGCAGACAAGAGCGGCCCAATGGCACGCATGGAGGCCGCGATGGCAGAGCGCACGTTCCTCCGGTGGCGTGGACTCTTGGAAGGTCAGTTTTTAAACCGCATCAAAAATGTTATCCTTCTCGACGCCGCATCTCGAGGACTCATTCCAGATTCCGAATATCTTCTCGATGGCCGTTGGTGCTGGCCAGCCAAGGTTTCGATTGATTACGGACGCGAGGCACGCGCCGACATCGAGCTTTGGAAAGCTGGCTTGAAGACAGCAGGGCAGATTTATTCAGACATGGGTGAAGACTATGAGGAAGCACTCCGCGCAAGGGCAAAAGAAGCCGCGATGATCGTTGCACTCGGAGTCGAGATGGATATTCCATCCGAATATATTTCAGATTCTATCATTCCCATTCAAGCCGCCGCTCCGGTTGCCGCACCTATCGCGCAAGAAGATCCGAAACCAGAGCCGCCACAAGAGCAACCCAATCAAGTTGATTTGGCAGACGAGAACAAGCCAAGCAAGGGAATGGTCGAGGAGGCTCTAAAGGGATTAAAGTGGCGCGAAGAATACAATCGAGGCGGGACAGCGGTAGGAGTTGCACGCGCTCGCGACATCTCGAACGGAAAGAATCTTTCGGACGATACCGTTAAAAGAATGCACTCGTTTTTTTCACGGCACGAAGTTGATAAAAAGGGACAGGGTTTTCAACAAGGTGAAGACGGATTTCCATCCGCAGGCCGCATTGCATGGGCATTGTGGGGTGGGGACGCAGGTCAAGTGTGGGCCGCTGACAAGGTTCAAGGAATGCAGGCATCACAACCCGAACAGATGAAAGTCTCGCTTGCCGTTCGCGACACGTTCGGACGTATTACAGGCTTTGAAACAAAACACGAGCTTGTCATGCCGACTCCAGAAAAAGACGAAGAGCAAGACGACTTTATAGGTCGGTGCATGGTGAGCGGAACAATGACGAGCGAATATGCAGACGAGAGTCAGCGCGTAGCCGTATGCTCTGCACAATGGGAGAAAAAATAATGATCACACACGGCATAGCACTCGAAGCAAAAAAGGCACTCATCACCGGCGTCCACCAACCCGGCGACGACTATCGGATCGCGCTTTACAGCGCATCGGCAAAGATCGGGCCGACGACAAAAGCCTACACAACCGAAGGCGAGATAAAGGGAATGGGCTACACCGCAGGGGGCGCAGCACTCAAGGGGCATCGCACAGGGATTATAGGCAAAAATGCCTTTATAACATTCGATGACGTTGTCCTAAAATCCGCAACATTCGCCGCAGGTGGAGCGATGATCTACAACGCCAGCAAAGGCAACGCCGCGCTTTGCGTCCTAAGCCTCGGAGCCGAGAGGCACGTCTACGACGGCGCGTTTGAACTCAAGTTCCCAAAGCCAACCGAAACCAGCGCATTGATTCTTTTAGCTTAAATATGAAACCAACCAATCCAATCGTCATCGACGGAGAAACCTACGACATTTATACTATCAATCTTGCGATCACGTCTGTTGTAAATCCAGACGCAAGCGAAGATGCAAACGTAGCCATGCGCCTTGTTCCAACGCGAATCGCGAATGGCGAAGTCATTCTTGCAAACGACTACGCACGCTCGATGGCGCTCGGTAGCGTCGATGGAGTGGACGCTCCGACAGCAACCGCCGTTGCTCAAATTTCTGCAAGCATTCAAGAATTTATCTACGCGAAGGGACTCTAAGCGATGGCACTCATTCTTTCGGCGGCAACGGGAAATTTTAGCACGGGATCGACATGGGTTGGCGGAATTGTTCCTGGGCCAGCGGACGAGGCTCGCGCCTCGACGGGCCACACCGTCACTATTAACCAAAGCGTAACAGTCACA